TTGCCGAGCCACTGACTGACGGTTTTATCAGCTACATTAAATTCAAATTTGACATTAAACTCATCAAGTCTGTCCTCGGCCACATCCATGATGATACTGGTTATAATGGGCTTAAGCTTCTTTGCCAGTAATTGCGCCTCCTCTTCGGTATTTATATTAACATCCTCCAGCTTTGCCTTGTTGTTCTTTATCCATACCCGCCGCTTGTCCTTATAAAATCCTGACAGATTGCTTACAATAGCCTTCCCACCGCTTTCCAGCCTTGATATTACCTCTGCTTTCTGTTGATTAAAGTGGTCTATAATGACCTTCAGGATAAGATTTTTTCGCGCCTCTACTGATTTGACGAACAGCTCGGAGGCTTTTCGTTTCCTTTCAGCAGTCCATACAATAGCCTTGCGATGAACCTTGCTATTTTTTTGTGCAGCTCCCTCTTCCTGGTTATCTTCATTATCCTCGTTGATTTCATCAGGCTCCTCCTGTGGTGTATTTATTACCGGTGCTTTAGGTTTTGACGGTTGAGATAAAGAGAACGGCATCCACGGCTCATCACCCCATTCAACCGGCTCCCTACCTTCCTCTTTAGCTCGCTCCTCGTTAATAGTCGAATACCCAGACCCAAGATTCTCTTTACGCTCCTGTAAATCCAACGCCCTGTCTGTAATGTTCGGTATCTTAAAATCCAGCATCAAACCTTCGTCATATCTGGGGAGCAATTCCTTTTCAAAGAACTCTTCAATCAGCATACAGCGCGGTTTTATACATTGATCGTAATAATTCTTGTCCAGCACCTCGGACGTGCTGCGGTTTATGTCTTTAACGAATCCCACGTTTGCTGGAGTCATGCCGTATGATGTAATAAGCCTGTCGCTTGCGTATTGAGCTGCTTCATTAATCATCAAATCCTTAAACGTCGAGCCGAGCTTTGTATTGTCGAGGTGTAATCCACTATGAGTAAATATCGGCTTACCGCTTCTTGTAGCTCCCTCGTATTGCGGCTTTATCATTGTCTGCAAATCGGTTATCTGCGATTGTGTTAATTCATGATCCGTTGTAAAAACGTTACCAAAGGTTGATTTGTTTTTGAGCATTGAGTACATATACTGCATCAGAAACTTGTCTATATCATACGGATACTCTTGTGTCAATAGCGGAGACTGGCCATATATCGGGCTGCCAGGATGCGGGTATCTCATATACAGCATCTCGTCGCGCTCTATAGTAAGATTTACCGTGCTATCTCTGTATGAGAAATTCTTTATAATTGTTTTCGGATCAGTATTGATAGATAACGTTGCATTTTCCGTCAAAGGGAAAGCCCACAATTGCGCCGGTATTCCAAGCAATCCTTTTGGCATGTATATTCCGCAATATCCGGCAAGCTCCATTCGTATCATTATGTTAATCCATAATGTCATACGAGTATCAATCGGGTTAGGGTTATTAAACAGGTCAATTAAGGGATGCTCAAAAACTCTGACTTTTTCAATGTTGTTTTCTTTAATGTAATAATTGCGTTCCCTGCGGTCTTTGATTGAATTTACAATTGATTTAATCTGCATCCCGCTGTTTACTTTACTACCTTTTTGCTTATAGAAATAAAGCTCTACAGGGAGAGAGGCAACAGTCTTGGAAATTTTATCGATACATGTAAAGACCCATGACTTATAGCAATCACATAGTGTTTTATAGGTAACTCCTTCTCCTGTAAGTCCGGAAGATATAAAAGAAGCAGCATCAAAAATAGGAGTGTCCTGCTTTGCGGCCTTCTTTACATATCCTCGCTTTTCTAAAAATCTGTCAATTATTTTCATTAGATTGTCCAATCATCTTCAACTTTTAACCGTGCAACAGTACCCTTGTATACTCGATTACTGGCAGTTACCGCATAAGCCCTGAACCGCCACTCCCCATGTACGTTATTTATAGTTCTCGATATATTCACCCTCAATTTTGTATTTAAAAGTACTGACGCGTTTAAATTTACAGAAGTGGTAGCACCAGGTTTTTTATATTGTATTATCGTTGTTACCATAGCAGTTAAATTAAGACCTGTTTCAAGTGTCAACGTATAATCCTGACCCTTGCATATTATGCTGTTTGCCATATTAATTCTTACCTATGAAAACAATGTTATAATAAGCCGATATTGATTTGATCTCGTATATTTCATTGGTGCCCACAACATCGTCTATCATTGATTTTATTTTTTCCATCATAAGCGGCCCGTTCTTTGCCCGGCGATCCCAATAGTTACCATGTAAATCTTCAATAACAAAAAATCCGTTATTGTTCACATGTGGCCAAAGATTTTTAAACGTTGCAAGCTGCTCCTCTGGTGTATGTCCTCCGTCATCTATAATCACATCATATTTACCATTAGGAATAACAGTCTCTTGTAAAAACTTTTCATCCTCCTGCCGTCCGACAAATACTTTTATCCTTTTCTGGCCGCGTAACATTTCTTTCCATATCGCGGTATTCTTATCAATTCCGTAAATCATTGAATTGGAGAAAGCATGTTTCCAAAGCAATAGAGATGCACCACGGAAAACACCTATCTCAAGTATCTTTAATTTCTTTTCGCGTAAATGAGATAGATGCATATCGTAATATTGAGTATATCCATGCACCCAATATTTATCTGTCGCGTGTGTGCCTATATCCGCGAACTGCCTCATTGCCAGAGAATGAATGGAGTCTCCTTTGACTTCCCCAGAAGTCCATGCAGCACTCGGATTGTATCGTCTGAATATTTCTTTGCTTTTGAAAATCCTTACCGGCACTCGTGAAAAATTCCGAAGCCCTCTTTTATGCAGTTCATTCATAACTAACAAGCGCCGCCAGCCTCGATGCAGAACAAACCGCTTGCCCTCGCGCCACATATCAAGCGGTGACTTCAATCCATTTACCCGTATATCGTGATATAGTTTTTGTAATTCTCTCATTAACGCAATACAGTGACGTTTCCCTTTCTCGGATACAACTGGTAACTTATCAGCAGGGTTTAACAACTGTGTCAAATAGTTATAATACGGGTCTTTCACTAATTCGTTATCGTCGATGGTTACAGTAGAATCAGCAATTTGTTTTATAAACGGTGGTATAACTTCCATCCGCTGCTTGCCGCGCTCCGGGCGCCTCCTGTCGGTATAGTCCAGAAGCTCACTCATTATTTCATCCATACCAAAAATTATACTTCCGATATAACTGTGCTGCGTTCTATTCTTTGACCCGCGCCCGAATTTTGCCATAAGATTTTCCTTGAGTGTTAATCGTTTTAAAAGGTCTGTCGCTTCCCCCCAGGGAGCCAGTTCTTTTCTCGGCTCTGCATCCTTGCCAATTAGTTTATGACCGGTCGTATTGTTTTCATGGCATACTACTATATTAGGTTCGGCGGTCTGGAAGGTTGTATATGTATATTCTGGCAAACCAAGTTTTTTCTCAAATACTCCGACCTCGCCACAATACTTTTTTGGTATCTCTGGTAAATTAAACCTGTTTTCAAGGCACTCTATAAGTTCTTTCCGCTTTGCTATGCACATACCCATTACCGGCCTATCACGGTATGAGTAAATATCTTCGTGCAGGTTCCACCGATTCATGTTATAGGTGAACGGCGCTACTTCGGGACGGTGTTTAAAGTGCTCTGGGACATATAGAGTATCGTCCTCCGCACAGGCGATGTATTCAGTGTCGGCCTCCCGCGCCCCTGTTAAAATCTGCTTGTATACGTTCTCAAGCGACTGTCCTATATTTCCCACTACAATATTTTTACCCAGATTATTTACAGGTTCCTGTGATACTGATATTATCGGGTATCCATTGCAGGCGTGTTTCAACTGATCCTTGACCTTTTCCGAGAATCCTGCCGGTACCTTATTTGCCGTGTAATAGATAACCGTTAAATCGTTCTCGTTGTTGAGTACATGTGTATCGTACTTTGCCTGCCATCCGGGGAGCGGTGAAAATTTGTTTATCAACCATTGAAAAGGAAGTTTCGCCTTATCCCATTTATTATTCAACCACAAATCCCTTGAGTATTCCCGCGCTTTTTCTTGATCGTGTGCTTTCATTTCATACGGCCATGAGAACCCCGGCTGCGTTCTGGGGAGGTGAGCAAACCATGTCTTTTTATTTACTACGTGCCTGCCGCCCGACAACCATGTTTTACAGGCTATCTCAACAGCCATCTGTCCCCACGATCCATGATTCTCGTCAAGCCCGCCGATCTCATTGAAGTAATCCCGGTGCATGAACCAGCAGGCTCCTATACCGCACATAACGTCAGTAATATCTCCACCTGCAAAAACTCTTTGAGAGTGCCCGTATATTTTCTTCAATTGCTTTATGTTATCCCCATAGGGCATCAATCCGTTACTGTCAAAGTATTTTATACGCAGTTCTTTGTCAAACCACATATAATCAGAAACCTTTTTCAGCTTTGGCAGCCATATCATTTTTCTCGTAAATTCAGTTCCGGGACATTGAGCACACTTCTGTATTATCGGCCCTTGACCGTATTCCTTTCCGCACGAATTGCAAACCCAATGAAAAGCATCAAGTACGTACATGCGCGGGATAACCGTCCAGTTGTATCCACAATTATTAATAAGTTCCGTATCGAATCCGGGAGCCATTGCACAATGGGCATCAAGTTTCATTATGTACTTTGCCCGACTTGCTTTAACACCCTGATTTGTTGCTGCACGTTGTCCTATTGATTTTTCATTGTGCAGTACCGTTACTCTGGGGTGGGTTTTTATTTCAGCGGCGTATCCATCCAGAATAGCAATTACGTCAGTATCTTCAGTTGAGTTTTTAAGAATATCATCAATAGTATTTTGTAAAAACTCTTCATTACGTGCCGGTATTATTACGCTTAACAGAGACATGATTCAAGCTCCTTTTCCGGCGTTAACCATGATTCTAATTCCTTACCGTCAGTAAGCCATGAATTAAGCTCAACATAAAACTCATATCCTAAAGACGGGCTGCTCGAAGGTGATAGCGACGGCGAAAAACTTGGCGAAGTTGACGGACTTTGTGATGGGCTTATACTTGGTGATAAACTTGGCGACACAGACGGCGTAACACTTGGCGACAGCGATGGACTGATTGATGGCGAGAGAGATGGAGATACTGACGGTGTAACGCTCGGACTCAAACTCGGTGAAACGCTTGGCGATAGCGACGGGCTTACCGATGGAGTAACCGAAGGTGACAGACTCGGACTAACTGATGGACTCAAAGATGGTGAAACGGATGGAGACAAAGATGGCGACAATGACGGTGATAATGATGGCGATAACGACGGCGAAATCGATGGTGAGAGAGATGGTGATAGAGATGGTGAAGCGGACGGACTGACTGACGGACTTACGCTCGGACTGATTGACGGGCTTAAAGATGGACTTGCGCTTGGGCTTACACTTGGTGACAATGAAGGACTCAATGATGGTGATAAACTTGGACTGACAGATGGCGAAAATGATGGAGAAAGTGAAGGTGAAAGACTTGGACTTATTGACGGGCTCAAGGATGGTGTAACTGACGGTGATAAACTTGGTGATAAACTTGGTGATATACTCGGACTAATTGATACTGATGGTGATTGACTTGGTGATAAAGACGGGCTTACAGAAGGCGTCACACTTGGTGTTACAGACTGGCTGATAGATGGGCTTATGCTTGGACTTAAACTTGGTGTAATAGATGGGCTCAATGATGGGCTTACAGAAGGAGAAATTGACGGACTTAAACTTGGGCTCAAACTTGGTGATATAGAAGGTGATAGTGACGGGCTGATGCTTGGTGATACAGATGGCGTTATCGAAGGTGAGAGAGATGGACTTATCGACGGAGACAATGAAGGTGAAAGTGATGGACTCAAACTTGGGCTCAACGATGGGCTGACGCTCGGTGATAATGACGGGCTTACGCTTGCCGATGGCGATGACGATGGACTGATCGATGGTGTCACTGATGGACTGATCGAAGGGCTTATACTCGGTGATAAAGATGGGCTTAATGACGGACTTAATGATGGTGATATTGACGGTGTCACCGAAGGACTTGTTGATGGAGTGACAGATGGTGATAGTGAAGGTGACAATGACGGACTTATCGATGGAGTAATTGAAGGCGATATACTCGGACTAATTGACGGAGATAAAGATGGAGAAACGGACGGTGTTGATGCTGTTTGTTCATACAGTATTAAAATACTGCCATAGCTCCCACGCGGAGTATCATCGGATGGTATCGGAGACACCAACCAATTATAGCCATAGGAATTTTTATTATAATTAATACTCATTTATGCTATATCTGGAATGGGCCATACGTAAAGTTCGTCGTTAGCCTCATAATATTTAAGTTCAAGCCGGAAATTTATCCAGCCTGTTCGGCTCGGATTTATTGTAACTGATACAGTCTGCGTCCAGTCTGCGTCATTTGCTCTCTCTGCAATGCCGGTGTCATCCGTTACTTCCGTGCGCACCACTGTTACGGCATTAGATAGATACGACGCAGTTAATACTAATCGTCCAGCCGTGCCAAGTGTTGACATTGTGGTTTGACATTTGAATGTATATGTTTTCGATACGCTTGCCGCAGCCCAGATTCTCTTATTCTCATAATCGAACAATCGTGCAGGCTCATAAGCGATATTTGATTGTAAATTACTACACTCATGGCAATCTCCATTCCCGCCGTCGGGATCAACACTCGGCGCATCCCCGGTGCCATCACATGGAGTGATTAAAATATCAGCAAAGGAAGCGTATCGTTTGTGTGTATTAAGTACTCCGGCAACATCCTCAACTGCAATATCGTAAACCGCTCCCACGGTATTACGGTCATAAAAAGTCACCGTTTCTGCTGATTCCCCTATAATAAGATTTTTCACTATTGGTGAACGGAACATATAGTTGCACCCCGAAATCGTGCCGGAATTTGTATGTGAAGTCCCGGAGTTTATGCCATTGGTACAACCGTTAATAGAACCGGAATTTGTATGTGAAGCCCCGGAGTTTATGCCAGAGTTACAACCGTTAATAGAACCGGAGTTTGTATTTGAAGTCCCGGAGTTTATGCCATTGATACAACCGGTAATAGAACCGGAGTTTGTATGTGAAGTCCCGGTGTTTATGCCATAGGTACAACCGGTAATAGAACCGGAGTTTGTATGTGAAGTCCCGGAGTATATGCCATAGGCACAACCGGTAATAGAACCGGAGTTTGTATGTGAAGTCCCGGTGTTTATGCCATAGGCACAACCGGTAATAGAACCGGAGTTTGTATGTGAAGTCCCGGTGTTTATGCCAGAGTTACAACCGGTAATCGTGCCACTAAAAGTATGACCGACACCCCTGTTTACGCAGTAAGCATAAAAAGTCGTTCCGGTTCCGGCAGTGTTTCTAATTTCACATCTAAATACGGAACCCGTAAAAGTTGACGTAGTAAAATCAACAATTGGTTGAGAGGCAGTAGTTCCGTTTGACAATATTTGCACATTTCTCGAAGATAGTGCAATTGATGCGCCAGCCAACTGCGCTGAATCAGTTACGGCACTCAATACTATAGTTCCGGCATTAATCGTGGTCAATGTTAATCGTTGCTGGTCATAGTCCTGCGGCCCCATATTATAAAGAACAACAGCATTGTGACCTGTGAGAGTAGTCCACGGTGTATCTACCGTAACATCATCCAAGACGTTTACAGTTGCACTTCCGGCAGCATAACCCGTAAACACCGTAAAACTACCTGAACCGGTAGTGGTCAAATCTACAATTTGTGCATCAGCGTTTTGAGTTGCTAATTTACATAGATTGCCGGAAATAGCACGGATATAGTACTGCATATTCTCGCGCAGTGGTGCCGGGAGAGTACCCGCTGCCGTTGTAATCATAACGGGAGTACCGGCAGTTGGGGGAGCTGCACCTAAATCCAGAGTGTCGTTTGCTATAGAAATATCACCATCGTCAATATCGTATTTTGTACCATAGGTACGAACGATTTTCCTTGTTGGTTCAGTGTCGTATAAATTAGTATCAAGGTCAGTCGCGTCAACCTTTGACGTACCATTACAGTTAATAATTAATTTATCAGCAAAGGGAAGAGCTGTTGTCGTGCCCCATGATCCGTCAGAATTGGCAAGCAGCCTGCCACGATTTGTGCTTGTAGTTCCTACAAGATTATAGGCAGTCCTTATTTTTAGATTGCCATAATTGAACGTGGCTCCTGCTGTATTTACATAAGCAACCGTCGTGTTTGCAGCATCAAGGTCTGTAGTTCCTGGGTCAAACACCCCATCACTTTTCATCGCCGTTACAGTACCAATACGAACATGGTTTGCGGCAACTGCCGGAAGTCCTGCAAGTGCGAGTGCAGATGAATCATATCCCGTTGCATTATCAGTAGCCGGAGTAATATCAATCGTACCGTCAGCACCTATGTCAAGCGCCCACGCTCCGTATTTATCCTCTGGAATATCAGCACCAGCAAGAGCCGTACCTGCCGGAACTGCCGCTTTCTGATATATAGCCGCTGCCGCAATATAAGAAAATCTATCCGTACGAACATTGGGTTTTGTAGTCCCGATTCGGAGGTTCGGCCCGTTCGCGGATTTCTGATAGAGCATTCCCGGAGTTGCGCCACCCCGGATTGTTACAGTTCTCAATCCGGTATATGCAGACAAATCAGTATCCAACTGCACATTGACAGCAGCGGAAATAAATACGGCATCGTCATCGGCTGGAACGGCTGCACCGCCTGCTCCGCCATCACTATCAGACCATACTGCTATGTCAGACCACAATCCTGATAAAACCGCGTATTTATTTGCCATTGACAGCCCCCAACGTTTTTACCGGCAAATCAGAGGGGAAATGTTTGCCTTTATCGAGATATTTCTTTTCCTTCAAAATAGAATCAACCTCGGTCTGCGAATATTGTTTTTCTGGAATAATCTCTGGAATAACAACTGACAATACAGCTAATTTTGATTCAATAATTAATCCTATTTCCTTTTCAGTGGCTTTAGGATTAATCATAACTATATCATCGTAGTTTTTTCCTGTACTCTCCGAAATTACAGAAAATCGGTATTCAGTTCCCCATTTACGGGGGACTATTTTACCAGCAATGAACTTATATCCCTTTATTTCCATTATTTCACCTTCTCCTCAATCCGTAAAACCGATGCTTTGATAACTGCAATATCAATAGAGTTTTTATTTATCTCCGTAGTGGTATGCTCAATACATTGTTCAATTTTATCAACCCTTCTGTCCATTGCTTTTATCTTCCCTTCCGATGTACCGGCAGAAAAGACTATTGTACCAAGCATAACCAGACAAGTAATGATACTTATGATTGTAGGAAGATAAGGAAATTTTGTCATATAGAAAATACTCCCGGCATAACTTTGTTTATGAGCATGTGAGCCATGAGATCGACACCGTCAACTATATCATCATGTTTCCCGCCGGGGAACTCCTGCAATTCTTTAATCAACGCAGGTATCCATGGAGCGCCTTCCCGGACATAGAAATTCCCAGCTTCAAGAATGGGTTCAAGGATTGCGGCCTTTGCTACCTTGTCGCCCGACAGCTGCATTGGTGTCACAGATCGCACTCCCTGCAATGTTGACTTTAATTCCGTATACGAATCCTTGTAAGCCCCGAACGCCTCTACCCCGATACGGATATGACCGTCGCCGATAGCGGTACTGCGCATGATTTCCTGACGCTTCAGAGCCTCCCACTGTCCGCGCACAATGTCCTCGATGTAGACGCTCGGTATCTTTATGTTTGACGAGGTATTGGTGAATGTAACCCCGCCTTTGACACCTACAGTATAATCGGGATCGTCTTTGACGCGAGCCTTCGTGCTCGATGCCAAGTCCCACGCCCGGACAAGCTCGATGTTATCAGGTAGCTTCGTAAATGTCTTTATCTTGTCGGTGCGCAGCATTGCACCGGTGCGGACAACAGGGTTACACTGCATGAGTGATGCCGTACTATACGTGCCAAGCGTCGCCCGCTGCGATTCATACCATGACTTGTCAAACCTTTCCGGGAATAGCGTCCCTGTGAGATATTTATCTGAAAACGCTGGAAATACAAGCTCTTCGAATTGTGGGAAATTGGGGTCGTTCGCTTTCTCCTGCCGTATCCTGCCTATTATATCATCAACATGCCAGGGAGTAACGACAATAACGAATATGCAGCGCGGTGCCCGGCGCGTCATTATATCGTCTTTAAATGACATCCACCGGGATTCTCTGGTTGTTTCCGATTCCGCTTCAGCCCGGTTTGCATACAAGTCGTCAATGATAATCAAGTTTCCACCCTTGCCGGCGGACCCGCCCCCGATACCTATGTACTGCGATTTACCGTTGTAATCAGCGATTTCCCAATCCTCAACGCTCTGGTGCTCCTGTGATAATTTCACATTGGGATATAGCTCATGGTATTGCGGCGACAAAATGAGCTTGCGTCCGAAGCGGGAAAATTCGTAAGCCTTTGACGCATTGTAAGAAACAACGATAACCTCACTATCGGGGAATTCACCAAGAAAATGCGGGGGAAGGTATCGGCTGGACATATCACTCTTGCCATGCCGGAATGAAATTAAAACCATGAGAAAGGTAGATTTTCCCTGCCGGTAATCGCGCAGAGCCTGGTCAAACCTGCTGCATACTGTCCGTGTATGTTGTCCGATAATGAACGGCTCTGATTCCCGTTGCCAGGTATACGCCATAAATTGCTTGTGGCTTGCCCTTGCGCCTATTCTAATAAGCTCTTCGTGCGTTAAGCTATTTAGGTATGCCGGAAGAATCATTACTATCACCATCCAGCACAGCAGCAATTTTAGACTTTTGCTCATCGGTTAATGGTGTTTCCTCTGGTTTGTAATCATTAAAAACAATGCTCTGTACCGACTTCCCGACCGTCCTATCTGCAAGCTCTTGTATGGCTTTGATGTTTCCTTTTAATCCCTCAGCAACAACGGCACAGGCCAGGGCGTAGCGTATTGTGGGCGCCTGCCTGCCGTCGTCCGTTTGTGTTCTCAATATGATTTTTTTTAACAGCATCCCACCGGCTTTATCAACAGAGCGAAGCGTGATTTCTACTTTATCAGAGTCAAGGATTGTGTTATAAACATCAGACCAGGCGTTTGTTTTTTTAGGGCGACCGGCGGGATTGCCAGACACGCCCGGCTTCCACGGGGGCTTTAAGTTTTGATTTTCGGTGCTCGACAATTGTTTTTCACCGGGATTTACTTCCATAACCTATAATATACACAATTTATGTACACAAGTGTATAATTATTTTTTAGAGGGTGTAAAGAAGTGTATCGAAATGGATTGTATTTATAGACAGAAGTGTATTGAAATGCAGGTTAGTTTTGAGACATATTAGACGTAGAAATGCGACTATAAAAGAAAAGGCCGCTGGTTTTTATTCCAGCGACCTATTGCCTGCGGTGCCTCGCCCGGCCCTGCCTTGCCATACCAGACCGTTCCTGCCCCGCCTTGCCAAGCCATGCCCAGCCAAGCCAAGCCTCGCCTTGCCTGCCGAGATTTGCGTTGCCTCGATTTAGAAAGCCTGCCTATTTAATTAAATCTACTACATTCTCCCTTATCTCTGAAAGCTCTTCAATATCAACAACAGACTCGCACCACGATTGCAGCACTTTAATCTTCCTATCAATAAGTATTTTCCGCGTTTCTTTGTCGTTTAAAATATCAACACGCGGTTTAAATGTGCTGTTCTCATAAACAGGGAGTAGCCTTCTTACATTATGGGTTCCGTTGTCGATGGATTCTTTTCTTTCCCTGATCTCGACAACAAACCGCTGGGCAAGTATCATTTGTGTAGCTTGCCCGATTCGATACCGTCTTGCTGCCTCTGAATCATCCCACTCGAAATTATTATGGAGCGGATGTTTAACGTCAGCGGCTTCCTCGACAAGAAGCGTTGGCGTTACCTTGCCATGTTTTTTAATTATTTT